GTTTTTGTTTCTCCAGCAACTCTTCAATCAGATCAAGTTGTTCTGACTCATCCTCCTCATAACCTGTCATAGGAGAAAAAGCTGTGTCTAATATTCCTTGTGTAATTAAGTCTTGGAGTTCTTTTATTTCTTCAAGGCTCTCTTGAACCATTTCAGAATCAAAAAACTCACTACTAGAATCAAACTTCATTTAACTACAATCTCCTTGAGGGTTTGTTTGTATTTTGTAATGTTAATATTATTTAACAAAAATGGTTTGTATTTGTCAAGTTTCATACTGACGGTTTTCCATACAAAGTCATCTAACTTATCATCAAAGTCTTTTTTGTATCCAAGCATACCATCTAATATTACCAATGTCTCTGTTGTAATATTTTTCTTTAAATGTTCTTTGATAATGATTGGATGTTTTCCATTCTTACATTCAAACAAAGAATTAAATTCTTTATCATCACATACTTGTGTCATCTCCTGTTTAAAAAGATAATTTAAACTTTGAATCTTTTTAAGCCAGTCGTTATATTTATTCTCACCAGTTTCTATAATCTCTCCAATCCACATTTTCTGTGGGTCATCACACTGAGAGAATATAGCAGTAAAGTAATCTACAATATCTTCGTCTTTCTTTTGACGAGACATCTTTTCAAAAAAATATTTATCCTTTCTCTTATTAAATGATGTGGTGGTTGCGTTTGTCTTTCCACCATACTTAAAATAATCAAAGTTATCCTTCGTAAAATGATTCTTGAATGCTAGATAAGTTCTGTAACAATCAAAACCAGTCATAAGGGCAGTTTTGCTCTTGAGGTACGTTTGAGATAGTTGAGTTCTGTTGCTTCCCATTTCAACTTCTCCTTAAGTGGTTTTGAAATGAGTTTTGGCACGGATTCAACGTCAATGGCATTTTGTTCACAATAATGTACGATAGCATCAATATAACCTAGATTGTCGTTCTTGACAATAGCCTCTATATCCTGTGCAAACTGTGCTGAACAGAGAAACTTTTCTTTAAGAGCTTTGTTGATGTCACCCATTAACCACCATTCGGTTTTCGATAAAGTTTTTGACATATTTCACAAGTAATTTAATGTAGTCACCTTTGTTTCTTTTATCATAAACTTTGACCTCACCGTTTGGTGTGACCATGATTGTGATAAGTTTTTGGATAGGAATTCCAGTCAGTTCATAATACATACAGGCATATGCAACCTCTTGAACAAAGTATTGTTCAATCCATTCTTCTGGTTTAATCTTCTTCGAGGTCTTAAAATCAATAACAGCGAGTCCGCCCTCATATTCGGCGATACAATCGACTCTTCCTGCCAGACCAAGGTATTCAGAATAAAGTGTGCGTTCTATTGCGTGTATCTTTCCAATCTTATCAAGACTAGACTTCGCACTGTGAAACATGAACTGAGTTAGTGGTTGGTAATCATCCCAAACTAACTCTTTATTTTCAAGATAGGCTTGTGCAGCCTCATGAAAGTCTGTACCACGGCGAGTTGCCTCTTTTGTGACACGATCTGCTTCTTCATTCCCGACTTTTTCTCTCCATTTACGAAACACCTCTCGATTATAGAAACTTGTCACAGAGGTGATAGAAGGAACCCAATCATTGCTGGGTAACTTATATAGGCGAAGTCCGTCGGTCTCTTTTTTCTCTAATTCCAAATCACCTAAGTGATTCTCAACAATAAACATTACATACCCATGGCCATTTTACGAATAAGATATTCTCTCACAAGGCCAGAACGAACGATGTCATTAACATTAAATTCTATCATTGCAAATTCTTCAGGCATTTGTTCGATTATCTTCATGAAGTCAAGAATACCATTCTTCTCGTTGGTTTTTTGTAAGTCTGTTTGACTTGCATCACCGCAGAACATGATTTTAGCATCCTCTCCTACTCTTGTTATTATACTATCTAATTCATGAAAATTCAAGTTTTGTGACTCGTCAACTAAAACAATCGCTTGGTCAATCGTTGTTCCACGAATGAATGATGTACTCCAGAACTTGATAGTGTCCTGTTGTTTTAGATTACCATATAACATTTCAAAGTCTGCATCAGTAGGCATTTGAAACATATATTTTACCATATTTTTATATGGTATCTGGTAAATATCTGCTTTATCTTCGTGATCTCCTGGCAAAAAACCAATTTCACGAGTTGATACTAAAGAACGAACAAGATAGATTCTTTCGTATGGTGTTGTCTCATCTAATACATCAGCAAGAGCATTATATAAAGAAATAAATGTTTTTCCTGTTCCTGCTGTGCCATATGCAACTAGATGTTTACCATCTGCATATGAATCAAAAAGTTTCTTTTGATTATCAGTAATCGGTTCAATATCAAGAAGGTAAGTATTTCCAATCGGTTTCTTACGTTTCATTTGTTTCGTAGTTAAACCGATACCTATAGGTTGATCCCCATTAGTCTTCTTTTTTCTTGGCATTTGATTAAAGTGGTTTTACTCTAGAACCTGGTGATTTTTGTGCTTTTTTAAGCACATCATTCCAACCTGGTTTACTCTTTCTTAACTTATCTTTCCATTCTCCGACTTCACCAACACCTGGCATAGTTGAAGGATCAGAATAGTCCCTCAACCAATCAGGATTGTCTTTGCACCACTGATCCCATTCTGTAATGCTCATCATTACTTCTTTCTGTTCACCAGTTTTTGTATTTACTACAGGGTATGTCGCCATAATATTATAAAGTAGTATAGTTATTTATTAAAGAAAATTAAAATTCATATTGTATCTTAATTTAGCATTACTTGTCGTTGTTGATTGATGATACTTTGAAGCATCAAAAAATACGATACGATTTGCAATACTTTCAACTTTTGTTCCATCTGAAAATTTAGTATATCCATCACAAGTGTTCAATGAGAATACAGCACCAATATGTTCGTAATTATAATCAATATGTTTCTTATGTTCTTTCACTACATTAGTGTAAGGAAAAGCATTCATTTTAATTCTAATCATAGTTTTAAAATTTGCTAATTGTTTAAATTTAGGTACAAACATTTGATATATCATACCACAAATATCATTTTGTGGTGCATCCATTAAATATATCATATTAATCATGTACCAAGACCAATATTCTTGAGTTTTTGCACCAAAATTTTCAACATTAGATACAACACGAAACTGAACTTGTTGTCCATCATTACGACCAATAGTATTATTAATTAACGTGCTAAATTCACTTACATCAAGAAAATTATCAATAATCTTTAAATCCATTCAAGTGCCTCTGCTACAGTTGGAAACTGTTCAGTAAAAATGGTCTTGCAAGCGTTTGCAATATCCATATGCTCTTTTTGTGTTCCGTGTCCAGAACGTAGGTCAATATAATGTACCCAAGAACGAACACTTCCAGACATATAGATACGAGTTGGTGTTGCTAATGGAAGAACAAATCTTGCACATTCTTTTGCAATACCTTCTCTTAATAGTTCATTATATAAATCAAGTCCTTCATTAAAATAATTTTGTATTCGACCAAGTAACATTTTACTTTGATCTTCTGGTATATCATCAATACTATTCTGACGATTCTTTGTATCTTGTCTTCTTAATTCTGGTAAAGGTATATTTGTATCTAATAAATTTGTATCAGCGTATCTCTGACTAAACTCTTGAAATGTAAAAGAACGATGTCGTAATATCTGTGCAGCAAGTCCTCTTGTAGTATTAATTTCAAGAGTCATAAATGCTTGCTCGAAGATAGACCAATGCTGATGTTTAATACAGTATCTTAACAGACCTGCATAATTTTCATTATCCTGATTATTAGGATTACTTACACGAGCACAATATGCCATGTGCTTTTCAGCATCGGGTGATACACTTACTAGAGATACGTTCATTTAAATCCTTTTGATGTTTGTTCTTCAATCTTTGCTAATTCATTCTTAGCCGCTTTTAATTGTTCACGAATTAATTTATTTTGCTTATCATCATATAGATAAGGTTGTTTAACTAGTCTTTCAAGCATTTTAACTAATCTTTTTGCTCTACTAATCTGGGTAGCCATCATCATCCTCTAATATTTCATCATAATCTTGAGGTATAGTTGGTGGTGGACTAACATAGGATTGTACATCAGAAAAAACCTCTGCTTTGATATCATCTACTAATAACTCTAAGTTACGAACCATTAGTTTAAGTTTGTCTCTGTCCATATGAATATAATTTTTACTATTTTACATAAAAAACAACTCATTGTCAAGTTATTTTAAAGGTTTATCACCATGAAACCATTTAACTAATGAATATCTCTCCCCTTTAGTAATGGGAGTAACTTCATGAGTTAATCTACTATCAAATACTATTACAGTTCCTTTTACTTTAGGTGCAATATACTGCTCTCCACCATAATATATAATTAAATCACCACCCTCATATGAATTTTTATCTGATAATTGAACACTCATACTTAATTTTCTAGTATGCGATTTTGTATCAGGATTACCATTAAAATCAACATGTTTATTATAAAATTGTCCTAATGTATATCGAGATAGTTGAACTCCCTCCATATCACACTTTGATAATTCATATTTAAAATTTTTACAATTTGCAAATAAACCATAACCACATATTAATGCATTAATCCAATTAAATTCTTCATATAAAAATTTTATATTTTCCTATAACAGG